GCGCCTGGTCCGGCGGCGACACCAGCACCTCGAGCGACCCGGCGGCGTTGCGCCACAGCGGCCGCATCGTCGCGTCCGCGACCAGCCGCCGGGCGGCCGAGAAGTTCCCGCTGTTGAGCGAAGATCCGCTGAGGCCCTCGCTCAGCCCGGCGATCGCCGGGTGGATGCCGCCCGCCGATGCCAACCGGGTCTCGCTGGCGCCCTGGGTGACCTTGAAGTCCAGTTGCCGCATGTCCGTGCCGACGACGGTGACATCGGCTCCGCCACCGGTGTAAAGGGTCTTGTAGGCGTTGTCGGAACCGGCGTGCTCGGCGTCCATGACCGCCTTGAACTTCTTGAAGTTCTCGACGCTGAGCTCGGCGGGAAGTTTCACCGCGAGGTTCGGGGTCGCCGCGTTCTCGAAAAACTTCAGCTTATGTTTCGTCGCCTGCGTGTCCGCCATGATCTCGCGGACCACCGGCGTCAACCACGACATGCCCCGCCACGTCGCCAGCGGATCGGGCATCGCCGTGAAATGCACGACCTCCTCCGGCAGGAACACCGCCGGGTCCGCCCCTGACTTGCCGCCCTCGTAGTACAGGTATCCGAGCCGTTTCCACCCGACCTGCCTGCCGTCGTCGTCGTAGCGCTCGGTCAGCACCACCTCGACCCAATCAGGCCGGAGCCGAACCACTTCGCCTTCCATTTCGACGGCGAAGAAGTTCCCCGCGAAATCCACGTCCAGGATCATCCGGGCCAGCAGATCCGCCGTGGTCCCGTTCGGCCACGGCTCCTCCAGCAACCCCAGATCCTGCGTGCCGAACAGGTCACCCGGCCGGCCGTTGCGGATCTGCTGGAACTGAAACCGGGCCTCGGTGAACAACGCCACCCGGACCCGCTCGATCGACCAGACGACCCCGTTGCCGGCCAACCCGCCGATCACATACGCCGCGAACGTGTCACCGATCGGCTCGGCCCGGTCAACGCCGTACGACGTGGTGTACGCCGGGTAGGGCGGAAGGCCGCTCGGCAGATACGCGTCCATCCACGGAGGCGGAATGTAGCGCTGGAGCTCACCGCTACGCCGCTGGGAACGGGTCTGGACGATCCCCTCAAGGATGTCCATCAGCCGCCCTCGTCGGCGGTGACGCTCCCGTTACCGGTCTTCCATCCGAACACCACCGCGGCGAACGTCCACGACAGGACCGTCCAAACGGCGCGCCACACCATGCAGGCGGACCAGCCGATCAGGAACGGAACGACCGCGACAAGGACCAACAGCACGCGCCGAGGCTCGATCCGCCGCGCCCGGGCGTCGATCTCATCGACCGTGCGCGACAGATTCCCCAGAATCGTGGCGGTGGTCATCGGGGCTTCCTCACCCGTACATCACCCACGGCTCCACCGCCTCGCTCTCGTCCTCCGCCGTCACCAGCCCCCACAGGCCCAAGGAGACAGCCCGCAGCGGTGAAATGTCCGCCGACTCGGTCCGCTCATCGAACTTCCGGCCGTCCCCGAGCGGCTTCGTGGTCGCTTCCTTCACACCGGAATCCAGCGCCGGGTGCGGCCGGTACCGCAGCGTCGCCTCATCGCCCTCGGCCACGCCGCACGCCGCGATGAACCCGTCTGTGGCCTGCGCCACGTCACGCGCCTTCGTCTGGAGCAGCGTGGCCCGGAGCTCGCCCGTCTCCGGGTCCGTCAACGCCTCCTCCAACGCCGGGATCAGATAACCGGCGGGGCCGCCCGGGTCGATCACGACCGCGGCCGGCTTCCATTTGCCGACCAGTCCGCCGGCCCGCCTGCCTGTCTCGTCGGCGGCTCCCGCGACCCGGTCCACAACCCAGCCGGTGCCCTGACGGTGGTCGATCAGCTCGACGTGCCTGAGACCATCCGGCCGCACACCGGCCACACCGATAGCGGCGTGGGTGCCGCGCGGCGTGGCGGAAATCCCGAACGCCAACCGGTCACCGGCCGCCGAACCCGGGTCCGCGAGGCTCACCCATATGTCCTTCGGGATCGGCCACACCTCGATGGCCGGCCGGTCATGCCAGCCCATCACCTCACGGCCGTACTCCTCCGGCGGCATCGACCCCCGCAGATCCACGATCGTCTGAACCAGGATCCGGCCCCGCGTGATAGCCGAATGCACCGGCCGCAAAAGCTCCGGCTTGTCACACGCGCAACCCGGCGTCGTCCGCGCGTGGTCGCAGCCCGCGCCCCGCTCACATATCTCCGCCGGGTCAGGCGCGCACCACTCGGCGTACACCATCCGCGGGTCGTTGCCCGCGCGGCCATCTTGGACATAGCCCCACAGCACAGAGGACTCGGGGCGGCACGCCGACGAACCCACATACACCTGCGGGTCAGGCTGCGCGAGCATGATCGGCATCAGGGCGCCGATCTGCCCTTCCTGAAGCGCGTACCCCTCGTCGAGGAACACCTTCCGGCCCGACAGTCCCCGCCCGCCCCCGGACGTCCGCGTCTTGAACTTCAGCCGCGCACCCGACGTCAGCTGGATCTCCGGCACGGCACCGCGTGACGCGACGTTCCCCCGCTCCGTGAGCTTCACCCGCCTGCGCAGCAAATCCGAACCGTCGATCAGCGCCTCGACATCGGTCAGCGCCTCCTGCGCCGTGTCGAACTCGTGCGCCGACCACACCACCAGCCGCTCGTCCCGCACGAACAGCTGCCCAAGCGCAACCTGCTTGAAGAACCCGGTCTTCAAGTTCTGGCGGGGCGCGATCACCACGACCTTGAACGCGACACTCTTGCCGTGCTCGTCCAGCGCGAACGCCGCGTCCAGCAGCATCTGCTGCTCCGGATCCGGCGGGAACCCCGCCAGAGTCGCGACCGCGCCGACCTCCGGCCCCAAAGTCCGAGCCGGATCATAATCCGGGATACTCAGATACCGAGGCCGGACAAGATCAGGCGCGTCCGCCGTGGAGGAGTTTGAGCGCCGCCGCCCCACGGATCTGGTCGAGTTCGTCATCCGCCGCCTCGACATCCCTCAACGCGTCCGCCATCGTCGCCCGGTACTCCCGCACCAGCGACGCCATCGCCGAACCCGTCTCACCGCCGCCATGATCGATCCGCTGCGCCAACGCCAACGCCGCCTGACCGGCCGGTGAACTCACCCGCCCAGCACGCTCCAGCTCCGCCAACGTCGCCAGCCCCACCGGCCCGGGCCCGGCCGGTTCGACGCGCCCGCGACCACGAGCCGTGCCCATGTCGACCACATTCGCGTCCGCCCGATTCCCACCCGGGCGGCGGCTCGCCCGCTTCCGGCACGTCGGACCGCAGAACTTCGCCGCCGAACGCTTCGCCTCAAAGTCCTTACCGCAGGAGCCGCACGTCTTGATCATGGCGGCCTCCCATCGTCACGTGACAGCGCTGGGTGACCCCGAAAAAACACCTGACTGGGCTGCGGGTCATGGCTTAGGCCTCTGACCTGCGGAAACGCCGCCCCCCTCCTGACCTGGGGTGATGTCGGAGAGTGACGGATCTTGGTTTGGGTGATGCTGTGTGTTGGTGTGGGTGGTCACCACTGCCGTGATGCCTGCGGGTTGGTGTGTTCGGTGTCGGTGGTGCGGGTGGCGTACCACCGTGTCACTGCCTTGTTCGCGGTTGCTGGCCGGTCGGCTTGGACGCGTGCTCGTACGGTGTGTTCGCCTGGGTCGATGGTGATGATGCGTGCGCCGTGCTGGTGGTAGCGGGCGAGGGCGTCGGGGCGGGGGGCGGAGTGGATCAGATAGACGTCGGCGCGGTCGCAGACGCGGAGGGCTTCGTTGATGGCTGCGCTGCGGGCCCGGAAGGTGACGCGGGCGAGTATCCGGCTGTGGCGGTGGGTGTCCGCGCCGTCGACGGTGAGGGCTTGGGCGATGCGGTCGTAGTCGATGATGATGTCGCCTGGCTGGGCGTTGGCCCGCACCCAGGTGGTTTTGCCGGCGGCGGGTGGGCCGGTCACGACGATGAGGGCCATGATCGTTCTCACCCGGGGGTGGGGGTAGGTGACTTCCCGCTGGTCACGGCGGTGAGCGTGTCACCAGTCGCGGGACGGTTCGGCTACGGCCGCTTGACGGCGGGCCGCTCGGGCGCGGCGGATGCGGTTGCCTTTGCGGGAGCCGGCGAGCCGGTTGCAACGCTTGTGGGCGAGGCCGCGGTATCCGGTGCGGTCGTCGTCGTGGTCGAGGTCTGGGTTCTGCTCGACGTACATGGGGCGTCCGCAGCGTCCGCAGGGCTGGCCGGGGTTGGCTTCGAGGTCCGCTAGGAGACGGGCGCGGAGTTGCTGATGCGTCCAGCCGTACCCGCGGGCGGTGGTGTTCGCTTTGGGGCTGCGG